AGGTTTTTCATTCATTTGCTGACGATCCTCCGAGTGATGCGTCTTGGCTACTTGATGATAGGCAGAATCACGCCCTCGCCAGACTTTACCCCTTCACCAAACCATGAGCGATACACCAAGAACAGACGAAGCGCAGTTTGGCACAGGTCGAGTTAGTGTTGACTTTGCCCGTCAACTGGAACGCGAACTCAACGAGTCAATCAAAGCCATCCGCGATGCCGACTTGGCTTTGCGCAAGTGCTTAAATTACCTGCTCGTTCAACCAATCTTTACACGCAATAACAGCGACATTGAACGAGAATCGGAAACAATGGAATCTGTTCATCTTGCCCTCGCTAAACTTCGACCATTCATCACACCATGAGCTACACACCAACACCTGAAACTGATGGCATGACATTTTTCGCTCAACCCGGAATGATGCCTCCATATAACACAGTATCCTCTGAATTCGCACGCAAACTTGAGCGAGAACGAGACGCAGCACTAACAGCCAACGCTGAGCTTCTAGAACGTCTTCAGGAAGCCCGTGAGTCTCACATCATAGCAACCGCTAGGAAGGTGCAGACGATCCAACAGCAAGCCGTCGAGATTGACAGGATTAAAGCTATGCTGGCATAAACAATCTCTAGCGTCGTTAGAGGCCGCATCCTCGCCCAGGTGAGCATTGACATCTGGGAACATTACAAAGGAGGGTGCGGATACTTTTACTCAATGTCATTTGATCAATTCTGACATTGCCTCTTGCTGCTCATTCACTCCCCGATAGTGTGACAGTAACGCTTAGTAACGCTTAATAACTCTATGTCATACACTAAACTATTCAATTCCATCATCACGTCTACAATCTGGTCTGAAGACGATCAGACTCGAATCGTCTGGATTACCATGCTAGCAATCTCAGACAAGAATGGAGAGGTGCAGGGATCAATCCCAGGTCTTGCTCGTATTGCAGGCGTCTCTGTTGAGGCTTGCCGGAATGCTATCGCCAAGTTCCTTCTTCCTGATGTGGATAGTCGCACCAAGGACGATGAAGGCCGCAGGATTGAAGAAATAGACGGTGGCTGGCACCTTCTGAACCATCGCAAGTATCGTGAGATGGCTTCTGATGCTGATCGTGCTGAGAAGGCTGCTGTTCGACAGGCTAGGCATCGTGAGAAGGTTAAGCGCAATAGTAACGCAATAGTAACGCCTAGTAACGATTCCGTTATGGTTGAGTCACGCCAGATTCCCCAAGCAGATACAGATACAGATACAGATACAAATACAGAAGCAGATAGAGATATTAAACTAAAGAAACCTATGCCAGCAGGCTTCGATAACTTCTGGTCTGCTTATCCAAGGAAGACAGCCAAGGCTGATGCAGAAAGAGCATGGGCTAAGATTAAGCCTGATCTTCAGGCAGTTCTCACAGCTTTGGAATGGCAGGCTAAGTCTGAAGACTGGACAAGAGACGGCGGGAAATACATTCCCTATCCTGCCAGTTACCTCAACTCAAAACGCTATGAGGATGAGAAGCCAGCACCTAGATCTAGCTTAGACAACTTCATTAAGCCTCGCCAACTCAGTAAATACGACATCCTATGAACAACATCCTGAAGCGAGCTAATGAGCAGTTGCTAATCAGCATCTTCTGTCAGCTTCCCCAAGCTCTGACTAAACATCTACATGCTATCTCCGTGGAGATGTTCTGTCCTACCATCAGACCTGTCCTAGTTGAGCTAATCAACACTATTGGTCGAGACGAAACGCCAGAGCTAGTCACCATGACTGCCAGTTTACGTCATCAAGGTAAGCTGGATGAAATTGGTGGAGCCGCTACCTTGTCCGAGTACTTCACAGGTTACGTCTCAGGTGAAAACGTCTCCTTAGCCGTCAGTGAGCTCAGACAACGCCATGAGCTACTCCAACGCATCCAAGCCTACAAAGATGCTGTTTCGATGTCAGAGCAGGCTTTAGCGTTACCTCTACACGAGATACCAGCAGCACTCAACGAAGCTGAGAAAGTCATCGAGTCTGCTAGTAAGATTCAGGGGAAACCGTTAGCTTCTAAGTCTATTGCAGACCTCACGACGACTCTGATCGAGGACATCGAGAAGCGAATGCAGTTAGGAGGTGCTCTAGTCGGAATATCCACGGGATTCCCATGCATCGACTCCAAGACAGGTGGAATGCAGCCAGGACGAGTCTGGGTGATAGCTGGAAAGCCTGGTGATGGGAAGAGCGTCTTAATGCAGAACTTCCTAGAGTCTGCTGTCAGTCTTGGAAAGAAGGTGAGGATTTACCCTCTAGAGATGACTCAGCAGGAACAGGCTTATCGCTTGCTATGCTCCCAAGGTAATCTCGACAACCAATCCGTTTGGAAAGGGATGATGACCAGAGCAGAGCAGCAGGCTTTGATGTTAGCAGTGAAGCAATTAGCCAAGGCTCAGTGTGATGTCGTCGATGTTAACGGTGCCACAGCCAGTGAGATCCTAGCTGACATCGAGCAATCTGACTGCGACGTTGCTATGGTGGACTACTTGCAACTCATGGAGGATGACGGAAGCAAGAAAGGATCACGGGAAGAAATCATCGCTAGCATCTCACGAAGATTGAAGAGGACAGCAGTGAAGTGTGGTAAGGTGATCCTGACTGCATCACAGCTTAATGACTTTGGACAGCTACGAGAGTCTAGAGCTATTGGTCAAGATGCCGATCACATCATCTACATCGAGAAGGTTGATGAAGATGACACGAAGCGAAACCTGAAATGCATCAAGAACCGGACAGGAGAGAGATTCTGGGAGAAGCAACTGGACTTCTTGGGCCAGTATTACAAGTTCAGGGAGCAGAGAGAAGACTAATCATGACAACAGACTCACTCACCCACCAACTAGCCAGAGCACTCGCCAAGATGCCAGTTCTCACTAAACAACAGGAGACTCTAAAGTTCACCGCTCTGGAGGATTACTTTAATCATTACAGAATGGCGTTTAAACCGTCTTTAGATGCAGACGTGATAGATGACACCACAGACACTCTAAACATGCGTAGAATCGAAAGGAAACAGGCTTAATGGAGCGATTACCAACCACCAACAACCGGAATACTGGGAATCAGATACCAGAAGAGAAGCGTGAAGCTATTATTGCAGACCTAAAGGATGGTCTTGGAGTGGTAGCTTGTGCTAAGAAGCATGAAAGTAGCACTCATGCTGTGACTGCTCTCAAGAATAAGCTCGAAGATGAATCGGAAGGGTTCAACCTGGTTAGCTGGAAGAAGAGCACTGCTGCGACTCTAAGCCACTTTGTGAGTAAGGGAAGTGAGAGACTGGTGAAGGAGATTGATGATATGCCTTTGGCTAGTTTACCCATCGCTATTGCCGTGGCGATTGACAAAATCCAAGCCCTTCACGATCAACCACAAACGGTGGTAGAGCACAGGCTCAGAATTGACCAATCTCAGGTGAATGAACTACTCAGAAGCGAGGGATTAGTGATAGATGGAGAGTTCACAGAGGTCACTGAGTCTCAGTAAGCAGGCATTAACTACAAACAATAACCGTAATGTATAATACATCATCGCTCAGTATCAACGAGTTAGCACTGATGAGACGCAGTATCAACAGTGAGCAGACAGATAGGGGAGGAGGGGGTCGAGAAAGTTTCGAACTGAAAAAGTTGGATGAATCACCGCCTTCAGAAAATTTCCACAAAAGACTCCCCCCAGCTAACCCTAGACTTGCAAACGCTCTTAACTGGTGTCACAAGAGGAAGCTAGAGCGTGAAAGTTGCCATTTAACCCGCTAATAAGGAAACATATGAACCGATCCAAAGCCATTAGACCACCGGAGGGAACTGTCCCTCTCTTAATTGCAGCCGAGAAATACGGTATGACCAAGAAGGAAGCCAAAGAGATCCTTCTGGCAGTTCCACAGTCCTTCGTGAAAGTAGGCCACAAGTTCTTCGTGAATGACTTCGGTGACAACCTGTTGAAGCTACGTATGACATTTGCGGATCTAGAAAAAGACCCAACGGAAGAGGAGCCGATTAACGAGCAGGCTTTAGATGAGCCTGAGAGTGAAGATGTTCCACAGGTGTTGAATGCTACTCAACGGCTATTTGACGGTGAGGAAACGGCGATTGTGAAGCGTTGCAGGTTACCCAACAAGCAAATGATGATCGTGGAATACCGAGGTAAAGAGATGATTTGTCGGTGTAAAGATTCGTCCATGTTTATACCTGGGATGAAGATCATTATCAGGATGGACGGTCTAAACCTGATGAGTAAGTATCAACCGAGGAGATTAGGAAGGTACTAAGTAAAAAGATATAATAACATGAACAACAACACATTACTTAACGAGTTAGCTAACGAGATTCACAAGAACAATCACCGTTGGTGGCATGATGCGGATGGGGTGAGATTGGAACGGAACAAGGGTGAATTACTTTGTCTTATCCACTCGGAAGTGTCTGAAGCCATGGAAGGTGAGAGGAAAGATCTCATGGATGACAAGTTACCTCATCGCAGGATGGCAGAGGTTGAGCTAGCAGATACGCTGATTCGCATCCTCGACTACGCTGCTGGCTTTGGTTACGACATTGGTGGTGCAGTCTGTGAAAAGCTGGCATATAACGCTACTCGACACGATCACACTTATGAAGCGCGTGCTGCTTCTAATGGCAAGAAGTGGTAAGAAGTGGTAAGTTTTCAAAACAAAGCTGATTATGAATGAAGTGCAACGAAGTAGACTTTGCAGGTTATATATGAAAAAACTAAACATTTCTGAGGATGCAGCAAAATTACTTGCCAAGATTCTTCCAAGAGGGCTTGTTGATCACCTTACAAATTATCTCATAAAAGACGGACAGTTAACATCTGCTGAATGGATGAGGTGCAGAGGTGTAGGCCCGAAAGCGTTGGAAAAACTGAGAGAATTTGGCCTTGTTTCAACGCCAAGAATAACTGGCATGGAAGGGTTGAGTGGAAGACTTGTTCATGCTCTCAACAATGCTGGTGTGGGAACTCTTGAAGATGCTGCAAACATGCTAAAATCAGGAGCATTGAAACTTGAAAGGACTCGCAACTACGGAGTGAAAGCGCACACTGAACTATGCAAGGCCATTGGTCTGGATGTAAAGACTCGAAACAAGAAGAACGCATGAAATACAACAAAGTTGACTTCTCCAGTATCACAGACTGGAACCAGCCGAATGAAGCTATTGCGGATCAGGTAGGCTGCTGTGAGAAGACAGTGAGGAATGAGCGACGTGCTAGAGGTCTTCCTAGGGCACCTGATAAGGTGATTAGGACGGAACTGAAGGAGAAGCTACCACAGATCAGTGACCGAGCATGGAGAACGCATTCCAATCTTGATATTGCGTTGATTGTGAGGTGTTCAAAGTCAGCTGTTCGAGTTTTTCGAATAACTCACAACAAGCCAAAGTATGAGCGGAAACGCTTAGTTTCATAACCCTTTTGCCGTGCGTTCGCTAGCCGACCTATCAAGGACAGTCTAAAACAGCGTCAACCTCTGTGAATCCACGGGGGAGTTTTAGAGCGGCAGATCTTTTTACCACTTAAAATGCCACTACACGAAGCCTCAATCCCACCGCTCAAATGTTTCGTTCGACGAGAGTTTATGACGGGTAATGATGAGCACAAAGGTCAATACGAGAAGGGGGTTGCAGTCTCAGTGCGTTCAATCCCAGGCTCTTGTGCTTTGTTTCAGGTGCTTTTGGAGAACGGTGCTCTACGGGATAAGCTGCCGATTCACGCTCTTCATGACTACGAGCATGAGCATGAACATCCGTTCCACCATCTCCAGTTGTGGAACAGCTTCTCAGCGAACTTCAGCATTGTGGAACTTAACTTCCTTTCCGGCTTGCGGGTATCGGTGAAGATGAAGGATGGCAAGTGGGCGGATGGAATCTACCTTTGGACTATGCAGTGGGGGCCGGATTATACTCATGGTGCCGACATCTCTCTGGCGATTCATCCTGAAGAGCATAAAAGCGGGCACTTTATCTGCCTCGACAACGGTGAGTTTGCGATTCAGCCTAATAACCGTCTCCGATGGCATGAGCCTAGTCATGTGACTAAGCCCTTTCCTGACCGTCCTGAATACGTGGTTAATCAGGATGAATGGAACTGTGAAGCGTTCGATAAGTGGACGACAGAGGACTCTAACGCTTGGCACTACGAGACGAAGGCTTGTTGAAAGAACTGTGCTGTATTTTCAACGCTATTACTCGCAGGGTTCACAAGGTTTGCGCCATTCTTTCTTGGATAGTCCTTTTGGCTTCCTACCCTTGCAGGAGATCAGTTCCTCATAAAGAGCTGCACTGATTTGGGTGCCAATAAGCTTATCAATCCATCCTGACTTGTAGCTTCTCAGGTTGAGAGTCGCTTTCTGTTTAGCGTTTGGAGATCCACAGTTAAATAAAGCATGGATGTTTTCTTTGGTGAATGTGAGCATCTGTTTATTCATAAACTATCAAATCCTCTCTCTCATGCAAACCCCCCCCACCCCCCATTGAATAATGGAGGAAGGAAGGGTACCCCATGAACTTTGTTTATCCTCGCGTTCAATTCTTGAGGCGCTTTCGTCCTGCAAGTTGATAACCCCAACGAGTAATCCGTGTTTGACGCTACGAATAGCACTGGCTTCTCACGGCCTGCATGTAGAGCGTTTGCTAGCGTTACCACTTCGCTATCCTCTTTTGATGAGTAGGATAAGAATCATAAAACAAAAAGCCCGACTGCGTTACTGCGTAGTCGGACTAGTTGCGGTTTGCAAGTAGAGCAGATCACTCCGCAGTAACAGAGCAAACCTTATTTATGATGCCATTTTAGAGCTATACGTCAACTGGAACAAGGGGCAATCTAACTCTTGCCAGCCTTTATTCGTGACTTACTTTCTCAAAAATGAAAGCCACGGATTCAACCAGATTCAGTCTTGAGGAACTTGATGTGATGTCACTCTTCCTAGAAGATTTCTATCCTGAGTTTCTCGACTTCATCTCTGATTCTGGGCTAGATCAAGATTTCGCTGAAAGACTGCTGGCAAAGTTGGCCTGTGCGTGTATTAGATCAGAGTAATTTACCGTATGAAAGACTCAAGACTCACTAGAGTTGGTGTGACTGGCTACAACAAGCCAAAACGCACACCTTCACATCCCACGAAAAGCCATGTAGTTGTGGCCAAGCAGGGCGAACAGGTTAAAACGATCAGATTCGGACAGCAGGGCGTTTCAGGCTCTCCACCGAAGAAGGGTGAGAGTGAAGCTGCTAAGGATCGTCGAGCTTCCTTTAAGGCACGACACGCTGACAACATCAAGAAGGGTAAAATGTCTGCTGCTTACTGGGCAGATAAGGCAAAGTGGTAAACATTTGATGGTTAGCCTCGGCCTCAAACAGACCAACGACCGCACTGGCGGGTGCGAAAATACCAGTAATCCTCTAAGCGCATGTTTATCAACGAAGTATCCAAGGAGACGCTTGGCAAATACACGCCGACGCCACATCCTATCATGGTGGCTCCTACGGCGGAGCAGATAGCGAACATCGTTAAGAACAAGGGCATTGACCGAGCTTGTGAGCTTCTCCAACTACGGGAAGACAAGATTCTAGCCGAGACGATGGATCCTTATCGGCATGGTTACGAGCCTGAACACTGGAAGACAGCCGACGGCCTGCTTTCCGATCCATCCATCTCAGAACTGATGATCTTCGGTGGGAATCGCGCCAGTAAGACCGAGTATGCCGCCAAACGTGTGGCGCAATACCTGAGTCAGAACCCAGGGAAAAGAGTCTGGTGCATTCACACGACTAATATGTCTTCGGTGCAGATGCAGCAGCCAGTGGTCTATAAATACTTGCCGGCGGAGTATAAGACAGCACGCAAGACCAAGATCACCAACGTTGCCTTCACGCAAAAGAATGGCTTTTCTGACAATACCTTCGTGCTTCCCAACAAAAGCCAGTGTTGGTTCCTGAATCAATCGCAGGACATCAAGGTGATTGAAGGTGGTGAGGTAGATTTGATCTGGATTGACGAAGAAATCACCGCTGACTGGATCAAAACGCTACGCTACCGAACGGCGACAAGACGAGGGAAGATGATTCTGACGTTTACGCCGATCTCTGGCTATACGTCGGTGGTGAAGGAATACATCGCTGGAGCGATGATCACAAAATGGTTGCCAGCTTCCCTGCTCAAGGACTCGATTAACGTCCCAGGCGGTGAACGTGGCACCATGCCGTTCCAAGCTACCTGTCACAATCCGAGTAACAGAGCTATTTGGTTCCATTCAGAACTGAATCTTTACTCTCCATTCACCGAGATCAAGCGTGCTCTTCATGGACGAACCAATTACGAGGTCAAAATCCGTGCTTATGGGTGGGCAGAGAGTCTTTCAGGCTCTCAATTTCCCAAGTTTGGCAACTGGAACGTGATTCCAGACGATCAGATACCAGAAAAAGGCACCAATTACATGGCAATGGATCCTGCTGGTGCTCGTAACTGGTTCATGCTGTGGCTCCGAGTGGACGAACATGGCAGAAAGTTTATTTATCGTGAATGGCCTGGCATTGATTTAGGTGAATGGGCGATTCCTAGCGACAAACCAGACGGAAAAGCGGGTGCAGCACAACGAAACGGTGCTGGAAGAGGCATCAATGACTACAAAGCACTCATCAACGAACTAGAGGGCAAGGAAGAGATTGCTGACAGGTTCATTGACCCTAGAGCCGGAGGCACTCAAGCAATCGGGAAGGACGGTGGCACCAGCCTGACTGACCTACTTGCTGAAGACCCGAATCCCATGTGGTTTACGCCCGCTGCTGGTCTGCGAATCGAGGAAGGAATCAGCATTATCAATGACTGGCTTTCGTGGAATAAGGACGAACCCTTGCTTGCAATCCACAATGAGCCTAACCTCTACGTTAGTGAAACGTGCAAAAACATCATTTACTCGCTCCGAGAGTGGACGGGTGCAGACGGCGACAAGGGTGCAACGAAAGACCCTGTTGATGTCTTACGCTATCTTGCAGTGATGAATCCGACCCATCAAAACAGTCAAAGCTTCCAACCTCAAGGCGAAATCGGCTCCTACTAACATGAAAAAATCAAACAGCAGCGACAAGTTAGCGTTTTACACTGAGACGCCAGACGTTCTTGAACTTTCCAAGGAGCTAACCCGCTCACTTTACACAACCGCCAATGTAGAAAGGCTAAACGCTGCCGATGACATCCGATTCTGCCGATGGGCCGGAC